AGCCAAGTACCGCACGTTCTTGATGTACACAGCCCAGATGCAGTTGCAGCAAACCAAGTACATGAAGGGCGCTGTGTCTGACTTTGAGCAACGCTTGATGGGCAGCGCCGGCATTACCAATCAAGACACGCCAGAAACAATCCGCACAAAAGCCGACTTGTTGACTCGCCGGGCTCAGTTTGACCGTCGTGTAGCCAAGGCGTTTAAAGACTCGAAGATGACCGCCGACGATTTTCTTGACTCAGACAAGTACAATGAGATGCGCGATAAATACAACGTGGATCTCTCAGAACTTGCAACTGGCAACAAAATTCTCGTTGCTCCACCAGCAGTAAGACCTCCCTCGGGTTCAGCCGCGCCAAGCCCCGGGTTTGTTCGAGGTTCAGATGGCGTAATCCGTCGCAAGAAAGCAGGCGAATAACATGGCCAACAAAAACGTCGAGCAGTTTGTTGCAACCTACGGTCCTGTTGCGCAACAGGTCAGCAAAGAGATCAATGTTGACCCCAACGTACTGCTTGGCCAGTGGGGGTCAGAGAGCCGCTGGGGTCAGACCAATATGGCCAAAAAGCACCACAACCTTGGCGGCATCAAAGACTTCAGCGGACAAGGTTTTGAGGCCAAGGACAATAAGACCGGCTCGTTGGACAAGTACCTCAAGTTTGAGGACCCAGAGGTCTTTGGCATGTACTACGCTGACCTGATCAAGCGTAACTTCCCCAATGCCGTCAACACAGGTCCGGACGTTGGTGCGTTCACTCGCGGCTTGGCTAGTGGAAAAAACGGATCGTATTTTGAAGTCACCCCGGAAGAATACCAAACGTCATTGACCAACGCCCAATCTGCAATTTCTCAAGACAAGCAGTTGCCCTTTGAGCCAACAGTCACCTCGCAACCCAAGGCGGAGACCGACATGGTTACCGCGCCAGCTCCGCCCGCGCCAGCTCCTGCCCCCCCACAAAGCGACAAGTCAGGTGCAAAGCCCGGGGAGCGCTTCCTCGGAGCCGCCATTGGTACTGGTGTGGGTACAGTGGCCACTGGACTACAAGGGTTCGGTGACCAAAGGACGGCTGTTGCTGTAAAACGGGCAGGGCTTGAGGAGGCCGCCCGGATTGCCGCACAACGTGCCGCTGCAACTCCCACTATCCCGCCGGGATCTCCGGGATCCCCGGGAGTTCAGGGACAGAGCATCATGCGCCAGCCTATACCATCAGGCGGACCAGACGCCGGGCGTTTGGCCCCCGGGCAGACCGGAACGATGCCGTACAACTACGCCAAAGCAGCGGGGTTGACCGACATTGAGGCCCTCAAAGCGCTGGACATGACCAAGCAGACCGGCGGCGTACACGACCTGACCACGCAACGCCGAGAAGGTTTGAACGCCGTCAAGACCATGTTCCCCGGCGAGAAGTATGTTGAGAACCCAAGGTTTGGTGGTCTGTTGACGCCTGACGCAGGCGGCGGTGGTGGGCCTCGCGCCAGCTTTAAGTATCAAGGCCCGACAGATTTACCCCCAAACTTTTTGGAAGGCCCTGCCGGCGCACCGCCCCCTGCCGGAACCTTAGTCCAGTTGCCAAAGGCAGTGCCGGTACCAACAACCCCGCCTCCGCCCTCTATGGGCGCACGGGTAATGTCCGGACTTGAAACCGTTACGGACCTTTTTAAAGGAATGATGCGTCCCGTGGCAAGTGCGGTTGGAACGGTTGGCAAGTACGCCTTACCCCCGCTGGCCGGGCTCTCTGCCGGGCTGGATGCAGCCGAGTTGGCCAACGAGTACGGCAAAAAGGAAAACCAGCGCGACTACACCAAGATGGCGCTCAAGGGTGCAAGCATTGTTGGTGGCGGTCTGTCCATGTTCCCGCCCACTGCGGCTGTTGGAATTCCCTTGTCACTTGGGGCAACTGCTGCCCAAGCTTATCGAGATGACCCGGAGTATTACAAGCAAAAAATGAAGGAATACACCGGGTACTCCCCCTAATTTGAGCGGCTCTCCCCGCTTAGATTGCCGTGGCTTTTCAGTTGCCTGCGGTATCTTTAAGCCCCCATCCTTCGCGGGACGGGGGCCTTTTTACGGACGTTGGTTAGCCAACTTGCTGGCCACTTCGCGGTTCATGTGAGCCACGATCGTGACGCAGCGCTTGTGCTCCTCGGCCGCGATCAGGGGGCGCAGTACGGCCTCCAGCTTTTCGGCAAACTGCACGATGTCTACCTCGTCAGCGATCAGCGGGTTCTTACGCTTCTCGTCGCTGTAGAAAAATATCTGTTTGACCAGATCTTCACTCAGGTGTGATTTCATTTTTATCTCAAGTATGTTGATTTTTCAGTTGCCAAAATTTAAGCAGCGAGCAGAACATCTCCCAACCTCGTTGCAGATCCGCCTCCTCCCACTGCTTGATGACCACAAGACCCGGGACGCTGCGCGAGACAAACACGTTTGAGCACCGAGCTTTAGGGATGCCAAGACCGACCCGGTAGGCCGCCAGTTGCATCAGGTGGTCGTCATAGGCGTCAACCTTGTCGGGGTCTGTGAACTCCTTAGTCTTGACGTCGGCCACGATCCCGTCCCCTTCGGTGCTGTGCAGGTCGCACTTTCCGCCAAAACCGTGGCTGTGGCCAAAGGCGCGTTCAGCAATCCAGCCCTGATGCCCGTAGAGGGCGTCTAAAGCGGCCACAGTGCCCTTAACGTGGGCCTCGTGACGGGTAAGTACCTTGCCCTCGTAAAAACCCTGTATGGAGGCGTGTATGTCCGTCCCGGCGTCCGCAGCCGATCGCCCTTGCTCCTTGCTGTCAACAATGATGCGGTCAATGTAGTCCTCCTCTAGCTCTTCAATGTGGCGCGGCAGGGTAAGCGCGGCCATCAGCACCTGCTTCTGAAGCCACTGGATGAGCGCAGGCTTGGCCATCACGTTCAGGACCGTGGTGACCGATGGCACAAGGTTCTCGGTTCGAGCGTCGCGGAGCGTGGTGTTGCGCTCCTTGCCGTTCTTACCCATCACCGTGTACCGGGGTATCCCGTCGCGGGTGTACCAGTGGTTGCTTTCGCTGGCACGAGGTTCTTTCGCTGTAATATTCATTTGGTTTCTTCAGTGTTTAAAAAAGACTTTGTTGCCCTGAGCTAAATGGAACTTGTTCATTGCCAAAAATATTGCTGCGCCATAGAGTCACTGACGGCATATGGTTGTGAGAATGCATCGGTTCAACTTTAGATATTGGAGAAGTCCAGCCTATTTGTTGCATGGCCCTAGCGCCACTGACCCATGTGTTGTGGTGCAAAGTATTTGGCAATCTCAGCCCATTTAATTCAGCTTGTGCCCTGAACTCATCACCCATAACAACCGAGCGCATTGACAAGAAATTTTGCATAATTTCTAAATATTTTTCAACAAAAATAGGTTCTGCTTGGTAAGCCTTACACCAACATTTGTCAGCCAAAATTAACGCTTGTTTCATGCGCTCGTTCATATCAATCACCAGCGCGAGGTTCTTTCGCTGTGATGGTCATTTTTTTCTTGCGACCAACATCATGTCAGCAATCATGTAAGCCTCTTTAGCTAAAAACTCTGTGTGAACAAATAAAGTTCCGCTGTCACCTTCTTCATTGCCCATTTCATAACCATCTTCATCAACGAATTCTTCTGCTTTTTCCATTGACATTAATCCCAACATAGCTTTGGCCGCAAAGTAATCGCGCAGGGTCATGCCTAAGTATTGTGTTCCTACGGGGAACGCTGGGTTTCCGTTATCTGTTGTCATATTGCTCTCCATACTCGTTGAAAACGGCCAGTCTGGCCAACGGTTTCTTGTTCGGTTGGCTCCGCAAAACCTGCCTTTTGCAGGTCAGGAAGACGTCGCCAAATCTGGTCCGGACGCAACCTCAGACGGGTTGCAAGATCCTCAAAAGTGCCCTCACCCCGTTTAAGCTCACGGTAGATCTTGGCGCAAAGGTTGTCAGCGAATTCATCAACTCGAAGTGCAGCTTTCTTTGAGGTGCTTGGATCTTCAAGTCGTGCCAGCTTGCGTGCTTCTGTGTACATGCCAGTTGCCTTTAGGTCAGAAGGGTATTGAATCGTCATCCATGTCATCAAACCCCGAGCCCATAGACCCGGCAGCAGGCTGCGGGGCAGGACTTCGGGCACGCCACTCAGGGGATGACGTGATCTTCTCCTTCAGGCCGTTGCCAAAGGTCTCAAACAGCTCCATGTCGGGGTTGGAGATAACGAACATGGCCAGCTTGTTGAAACCCTCTGGCATACCGGCCTTTTTGATTGACACGGGCACCGGGTTGATTGAGACGATGTTGGTGTACTCCTTGCCGTTCCCACCCAGCGCCTTGGACGCGGTGATCATGGCCCACGCACCCAGCACGTTCTTCAGCTCAAAGCCCCGCAGCTCCTCCGGTGTGAACTCTTTGCCGCGCCAAGCCTGCAGGTCCTTGCGCATCGTTGCTTTCTCGGCCAACGACAGGGTGAAGTTCTTGCTGATGCTCATGGGCTCGCCCTTGGCCGTCAACAGGGGTTTGCCTGCGTCGTCCTCGCCGTGGACCTCAAA